GAGCACGTTAAACTCTAAGCACAAAAAAGGCCCCTTGGTTCACACCTTGGGGCCTTTTGTTTGTCTGCTAAATCTCGCAAGCACCTCCAGTACAAGCCAGAGTCTGTGCTCCTTCTGTCAAGTCACTTGCTTCAACAATATCCCAGTTCACCTCAGTAGGTGTAACCTTAAGCATAGCATCATAGGTAGCCTTATCAATCTCTTCATAAGGTGCCTGTTGATACGTGTGTTCACTGAACGGTAAGAAGCTCAACCCTGAGGCTTCATCAAAGTTGTTAAATAGCCAGTTACCAATCTCAAGGAAATCATTATCCTTATAGTAAACCGTAATGGATGGTTTATGTTCGCACCAATGACGTTGATACATATCCCAAAGGTGCAACTGTTCCATACCAGACTGCTTAGAAGCTATTGTAGAGCCCTTAGGAGCCTTTTGAGGGAAACTGAATACCTTAGTACTGCTTGAGGTCACATCGTCCTCTACAGGGACTCCTGCGGCCTCTAAGACTGTACATAGGGGATCACGACTGTCAGCACGAACCCTGCGAATATAATAGTCAGCAAACCGACCATGGATTCCACTGGCGCTGTTGACCAATTGTGAGACTGTACCTGACGGCTTAACGCACGTAATGGCTGTAGACTGATTGATACCCAATCTTTTGGCCCAGTCCTTATTAACTCTAACTGCTTCATTCTTAAGTTCCTCAAGCTCTCCAGCTAACTTTGGCCCTACTGTAGCCATTCGTTTATTATCAAGTATACCTGTAAGGCTCACACCCAACAAAGCTTCTTCTGCGGTATTATCCTGCCACTTCTTACGTAGGTAGCGGAAGTCAGTCAACGTAGCCTGTAGCGTCCCTAGGATAGATGCTAGACGTACCTTGCTCTTAAGGGTATCAAAGGTATCATCATGACGTACAACTACTTCGCTGAGATTACAAAATTGTTGTGGGCGTAAGATGATCTCCGAACACGGATTCGTCCCGAAGTCATGACCAGCATCCCTACGTCCATTCTTAGCTGCTTGGTTTTGACTAGCTACTCGACTAAAGAACCCACGCTCACCGCTTCGGGACTCATACAGGCTACTCCACTCACTCATAAAGGCTTCAAAGTCAGGCTTTTCAGTATAACAAGCTGAGTTATTGGCTAATCCCCGTTGTGGTTCAGTTTCCCACCAGTTACCATGCTTACTACGGCGAATACGATCATCCGTTAAGTTACTTAAGCTAATCAATGCTGATCTACGTACACCACCAACGACTACAATCTGTGCTATCTTACAACATAGGTCATGAGCCTCAATACTACTCAACTTACGGCCCTTAGCTCCCTTGAATAAGCTTACTGCAAACTTAAACAAATCAACTAAAGGCTCTGGGCCTGACGCACGACCACCAAAGGTATTCAAAGGCTCACCCGCTGCTCGTACCTTACTAACGTCCCACGTAGGTACTTGGCCTGAGTACAGCAGACTGATCAGCTCACGGAAGCTCTTAGCCCACCCAATCTTACTATCGGCTACGTGGATACAGGTGTCAGTAGGGTGCATATCTTCAGCAACCTCAGGCAACTTAGCTACGTACTGTCGTTCAACTGAGAAACCAGCGCCAGTACCACACATGAGAATATACATCATCTCGTCAAAGGCGCGAGGGTGATCAATAGCCATGTAGCTACAATTGAACCCTGCTACATTGTCACGGTCAAGAGCCTCACCAGCGGTCATTAATGCTCGCATAGAGGGCATCACTTCTTTGTCATAGATAGCAGTGTATAGCTCGTCATATGTACTGTCATCCAGCTTACCTTGTCCTTTAAAGTAGTCTAGGTAACGGGAAACTGTCTCGCCCCATGTCTCTCTACGTTGTTCTTGAGGCAGGTATCGAGCATAACGTGACTTGTGGATGTAATCTTCATATACGCTACTAACGTTAGTTGGTGCATTCATTACAGGTCTACTCCGTTTTCCATCTTCCAGTCTATATAAGCATCCATGAACATAAGGTCTTTCATTACAACTTCAATAGAAATCAAGGTATACATTACGTCCTGTGCATCTTGAGCACTTAAGTACGGGTCAGCATCATGAGCCTTAAGTTCTTCTTTAAGATCATGGTGTAGTCCATCTAAGTACGTTACGGTGATCTGTTCCATTTGACAATCTTTCAATTTAAGGTTCATCATAATATGTTACTTCCTCGTTATCATTAACTAGTTTCTTAGAATGCCTGTGCATCTTGTTTCCTTTACAGTAGTCACAACTTCCGTGGTTCCTACAGTTACTTGATACTGCCTTAGCTCCTGTCTTGGCTTTTCTCTTTGTTCTGCTCATTTTCATTCTCCTACACTTTAGATCACTTTAAGGATTCACTAACGCCGCAAAAGATACGGGGAATAGCGGTCTAATCACCTTATCAACCACCTTGGCTAACTCCTGAATCTCTACCTGAGCATGAGGGTCAGTACGTTGCTTGACCATACGAGCAAAGGCTGCAAGTGAGCCAGTGACGTAGTAGCTTGTGTACATCGACTGTGGTAAGACCATACGGGCTTGTTCGGGTGCTACTCCCCTATTTAGAAGGTTGGTATAAGCGACTAAACACTCACGCATTTGGCCTTCATAATGACGTTTAATCTGTGCATTATCTTCTTCACTAACACTACTACCGCTACCCTGCTTGACGCTACCCTCTGGCCGACTACGCCACACCTCTGGCATATAGAACTCAGGCATATCATCTACATACCTACGACTCACTTCGTTACGTGTGAAGCCTACGATATGTTTAAACTCCTGTCGAGCTACAAAGATAGGCACTGTATAGCGCATGGTGATCTGAGGGTGACTGAATGGTGTCCAGTGACCATGAGATGCTAGGTACTTGATTAGTTTTGTGTCACTGTAACTAACCTCTGCGCTCTCCTTATCAAATGATACTCTCGCTGCATTCACTACAGTCAGGTCGTCACCCATATGACTTATGTATTCAGCCTTCATTTAGTCCTCCCAGACAGTACCGCGTTGATATAGTTGAATAGCTGTGTTAAGGTCACAGTCAAAACCCTCCATAATCATTTTAAAGTGGTTCATGAATAACATGAGGACTCTCCCACGCGCCTTTAAAGATATCAGTGTAAGCACTATCCGCTTTAGTGGCTCCCATTAGAGCACCTACAACCTCCCCATCAATATCATAACGTACCAACAAGGGAACACCTCGGAATCCTAGCTTAATAACCTCCTCACGATTCGCAGGTACATTAACGTTAGCCTCTTCATACTTGTAACTACTAATACCTAGGCCTTCTAAACGTCCCTTGAGTGTGACACACGCTGGACAGTTTGAACCTGTATATAATTTAACTATCATACTTTGTAATCCTCTTGGTAAACACCTGTTCTAATCATCTCAGCTAACTCAATAGCCCGATCACCTACCTGTTTAGCCCAACGGCTATCTAAGAACTCAATAGCTGCCAGTTCATAGTTATGTGTCATTAGAGCATTCAAGGCCTTTTGAAACTTAAGGAACCGCGGTAAACCTAAGTTAAAGCATATGTCAACCAAAGCATCAAAACGGTCAGGGTTTAGGTTAGAAACCCAAGGTAAGCTCTTTAGAAGCTCATTCTCTACCCTGTCAATGTCATTATGCAGTAGGTAATCAATCTCCTTCTCAGAGAGCCCTAGGCCGTCTGCAGCGTCTATATTACGCCCTACACCTATGGTCGTCTTACCTACCGTGTCTACATACGCATGAGTCTCAACACCCTCATGCTTCTTAAGCATCTCTATTAGCTGCATTATCGGTTCCCCTCGTGTAAGTCTTCTAATTCTATAAGTAGGTCAATATAGTGTTTAGCTTTAAGTAAGTCCTCTAGGCCATTCTTGCTTCGCCAGCGGGATACATACTTAATCACGTTGGCCTCACAATAAGGTGTGTTATTGCTTACAATATACTCTATAGGTTGAATACCCAGTGTATTGTAATGCTCACCACCTACTTGTATGTCCAAGGCATTATTCGTCATCTTCAAATAGCTCCATGTTCTTCATGAATAAATCCTCAAAGCGGTCAAGTAACTGTTCACTGTCAATCTTCATAAGCTCACACAGTAAGTCAACATCAAACTCTTTGAGTACTTTCTCTTTTAATTCTTCAAAGGTGCTAGACATTTCAAATGCTCCAGTAACTTATCTACGGTACGTAAGGTGAAGTGAGCTAAACCTTCTTTCTCACACCACTGCCCTAATGTCATCTTAGAACCTTTACGTAACTTCTTAGTTGAATCAGAGAACAGGAAGATCAATGGTCGATCAATCTCGTCCCTAATAGCTTTATACTTCTGTGTATCACCAACCCTAAAGAATCCTTTACATTCTATCATGGCACCTGTACGTTCACATATGAAGTCAGGTATGTATTTCTTATTTATAATGTAAGGTATCCTGTAAGGCTCATAAAGAAAGTCTTTAGTGCCTACAGCGTCACTGAATGCACTTTCGAGCCCTGATCTGAACTTTATCTTAGCTGTCATCTTCTCACTTCACCTTGTCCCACTTGTGATGCTTCTCGTACCACTCATCGAACGTATGAAAGTAATTCACTCCATACTCATCTCTTTCGTTTTCTAACTCATTTTCTAACCACATGGCGTACTGTTGCCACATCTGAGCTTCTCTAGCAATGTCGAGAATAACCATTATGCCGCTATAAACACACGTATCATTAGTACCATATTGCCCTCCAATGAGTTTTCTAATTTCCTTGTGCTTGTCCATGTACTCTTGCTGACCATCAGAGTGATTTTCATGCTCATCCCTATAATCTTGATCCATAGCACGTTCAATGCAATACCGAGATAGATCATCAAGCTCATTAAGTAGATTATGTACAGTAGTTTTATTCATTTCCAAAGACCTCCTCAAGTTTCATACGTCTAAAGCCGTTCCAGTTCCTACGCATATAGATTAGGTTCCAACACACCTCTAGTCTGTCGTGCCAATCATCAGGGTGATGCTCTTGCCATGCCTCCTGTACTTTAGCCAGCATATCAGCCTTAGCAACATCAGCCAGTAGCTTCTCTGCTTTCTTAGGC